AGGTGGTAAGTTTTTTACTCCTTATAAAGATGGCATTGATTTCGAAGGATATGAGGATAGAGGATATGTTTACATCGCACCTGAAGGTGGTGGAGGTGTAAGTGGAACCGAAGTTCGTAAAGGATTATCATCGGGTTCAGAAGAAGATAAGAAAAACTTCTTCGTAAAAAGAGCATATCCAAAGTTTGATAAAAAGATATTTGATTTCATAACAAATACATTAAACGAAGATTTTACTATTTCAAAAGAAGTATTAGAAAATTGGTTGATAAGTTATGGAAATAATTTAATTAAAGAAGCAACTACAACAATGGGGTCTGATTCGGTAGATGATGGACCTAATTATATCTTCCCATCTTATTCAGTATTTGATAGAGTTTCTAAGAAAAGAGCAGAAGAGATAGGATATACTGTTTTATCACAAATTATGAGTGATGAGCTTACTGATATAGACCCTCATCCAATATATCCTGATGGACCTGTAAAAGCAGTAACTCCATTCCCAGCTGGTGTTGCTGGTAAAACAACTGCAACAAACCAAAAAGATTTTTATGGTACAAGTGCTTATAACAAATGGTTTAAGCATGTAACGAGAGTAGCTGGTTTGATTGGGTATTCTTTGGTTGACTTTATTGATTTGAATATCGATAGAGATGAATCACTAAGAGATTTAGAAAAAGAAAAAGAAGAAGTAACTAATATTGTAAAAGAAGATATTAAACTTCCAGTAAATGTTGGAGATACAATCTTAACTGGTAGATTCAAAAATAAAAAAACAGTTGTTAAAACGATTGGTAAAGATGAGCATGGGATGCCAACAATCAATGGTAGAAAAGTTGTAAACTTTAGAATCTTAAAAGAAGGTGTAGAAGTTCAGTTAGATGAAATTCCAATGGCTGATTTAGTAAAGATTGATAAATACGCTGATAAACAACTTAATCCAGTAGATGTGGTTTTAACTGATAAACATTTCTTCGATAGATTAACTGACCCAAGAAATAAAAAAGAAATATCACAAGCTGAATTAATCGGATTTTTTAAACGATTAGGAAAACGTAAAAAAGATTTTGTGAACTTCTTAGATTTATATGGACAGATTGTAGCAAAAGATGGTAGAAGTAAAATCAATATTCCATTTATGAAACAAGCGAATAAAGTAATCGCTAAAACCATAATGAGAAAAGATGATTTCAAAACACCAGACCCAGAATATAAATTTGAAAATATAAACTCTTTTTATTATGATGATTTAAAATCATATGTTTACAAAAGAAGAGGAGAAATAAATAAAGTATTTAAGAATCTATCGGATAAACAAAAAGGTGAATACTTAGAAAAGCTTTACATCAAATTATTCCAAGGCCCAACTTCAAGAATGGTACACAAAGATATCAAAGGTAAGGGTGGTGAATTATTAAAAATGTTAATAAAGGATAAGAGAGTTAAAGAAGGATTAGGGCATGGATATCCAGACCAAAAATGGATGGATAAACATGATAAAGAAATTAAAAAACTAAGAAAGAAATTTGATAAAGAAAAACTTCAGTATAATGAACCATACGCATTGGGTGGTGGTATTACTGAATCATTGATTTTGGAAGGAGGTGCTTATGGACATATGAATCACCCATTCGATACCGAAATCAATTTAACTTTTGGACAATTAAAAGATATAGTACAAAAAGCTTTAGAGGGTAATTTAGAACTCACTAGAGAAAAGACAGATGGACAAGCATTAGCAGTTAGTTGGAGAGATGGGAGATTAGTTGCAGCGAGAAATAAGGGACATTTGAAAAACAAAGGAGAAGGTGCATTAGATATTAATGGTGTAGCGATGAAGTTTGCTGGTAGAGGAGAATTGGAAAAGGCGTATAACTTCGCAATGAAGGATTTAACGAAGGCAATATCTAAGTTGAGTGAAAAGCAGAGAGATAAGATTTTCAAAGGAGGAGCATGTTTTATGAATTTGGAGGTAATCTATCCAACTTCTGTTAATGTAATACCTTATGGACAAGCACTATTGGTATTCCACGGAACTATGGAATATAATGAAGATGGTGTAGCAATTGGTGAGAATCAAGACGCTGCTAGAATGTTAGCTGGTATGATTAAACAAGTTAATCAACAAGTCCAATCAGCATATACAATCCAAGGACCACCAGTTGTTCAATTACCAAAATCTAAAAACCTTTCATCAACCAAAGGAAAGTACAATTCACAAATATCAAAATTACAAAAGAAATTCAAATTAAAAGATAACGATGGTATCGCAGATTATCATCAAGCATTTTGGGTGGATTTTGTAACTAAGAAATCACCATCTAAATTAGATAACAAAACTCTAATGGGATTAGTTAAGAGATGGGCATTCTATGATAAATCATTCCGTTTAGATAAGAAAAATATTACTGATGAAAAAACATTAGAATGGGCTAAGGGAATTGATAAGAATGACCATGCTAAGATGGCTAAAGATAATATCCGACCTTTTGAAAATATCTTCTTAGGTTTAGGAGCTGAAGTACTTTCATTTATGAGTTCAGCACTAACTGTAAATCCTGATAAGGCAGTTAGAGATATGAAAAAGAGATTGGATAAAACAATCAAAGATGTTCAAAAATCAGGTGATGTTAAGAAAGTTAAAAAACTAAAATTAGAATTGGAAAGATTGAATTCTATCGGAGGAAAGAATAAAATTGTTCCAAATGAGGGAATCGTATTTGTGTATGGTGGAAAGACTTTCAAATTAACGGGAACATTCGCACCTCTCAATCAGATTCTCGGTTTATTTTACGAATAGTAAAAAACTTAATACTTATATATATGGATATATAAGTTACAATTTATGGCTGAGAAAAAATTCAATAAAAAATACATGCATCCAACTCGTAGAAAGTTGGTAAATATGATTCAAACTGGAGAGTATCAAAAGGATACTCAGGTTTCACTATCTGGTATCAAAGAAACAACTAAAAGAGAAGTTGGTGATATTTGGGAAGAAGATGGTGTTGTTTATGAACAAAAATCATATGGTAAAGTAAAACAATCTAAATTATCTAATGAACTTAGTAAAGTAAGAAAGTACTTAGCAGAACAAACCAAAGGTAAGGGTGATGATTGTGAAAATAAAAAATATTCAAATTCGGATAAAAAACTAATAGCTAAAACTGGATATTGTGCAGTTTGTTTAGCTAAAAGAGAAATGCAAATAAAATTAGATGGTCTATGGAAAGAATATGAAGAGTATAGAATATACTCTAATATGGCAGCATATGGAACCGATGTATTGGAAAAGTGGAATCAAGCTTTGAAAGAAGTTTCGAATATTCACGAATACATTAACGATGATGGTTCTGTTGAAAAATGGTCATCTAATGAAGATGTTCAAACACTAAGAAAACAAATAGAAACGGATATCGAAAATGGTAAAAAAGAACTTACCGATGTTATAGAAAAAAGAAATGCTGCCTATGAGAAATTAAAACCTATGAATTATGAGTTGGTTAAAGAAATTTGATTTAAAAACAATACTGATAATGGCACTATGTGTGGTATTATTATTAAGAAGCTGTGGTGGTGAAGAAGGAGAAAAAGAAATAGTAAATGTAGATGGTAAAGATTACGAATTGTTGGAACAAAAAGTTGATACTGTTGTTGTAGAGAAAACAGTTAAAGTTCCAACATATGTACCAAAGTACATTACTAAAGTAGTAACTGAAACTGTTGAAGTTGAAGTTCCTATCGATATTGATACATTGAAAATTGTAGAAGATTATTTCGCAAAGTACGAAGTAAAGGATACGCTTAATCTTACATATGATTTTCCAAAAGGTGTTACTGATTCATTAGGAAAGAAACCAAATCCAACTTTAGGATATGGTATCCTAACTGATATCATTTCACAAAACCAAATCCAATCAAGAGATGTAGATTGGTTCTTCCAAATCCCAACTGTGTATAACACAACAATTGTAAAAGAATTACCAAAGAACGAATTTTATTGGGGATTAAATGGTGGTTTCAACAAAGAAGATATAATCAGTAATGTTGGAGCTGGGTTAATCCTAAAAAGTAAAAAGAATAATCTATATCAATTAGGGTTAGGTATTCAGAACAATTCTAATACCTCACAATTAGCACCATTTATTACTGGTGGTATGTATTGGAAAATAGGAAAAAAATAAATTTAGTTTGGCTAAGAAAAAAGCATCATTAAAAGAAATCATAGCGGTAGAGTACAAAAAATGTGCATCTGACCCTATTTACTTCATGCGAAAGTATTGTATGATTCAACATCCTGTTAGGGGTAAGATTCCGTTTCATCTATATCCTTTCCAAGAAGAAACATTGGTTGATTTTAAAAATCATAGATATAATATCATTCTTAAATCAAGACAAACTGGTATCTCAACATTAACTGCAGGATTCTCTTTGTGGAAAATGTTATTTAATGATGATTTCAATTGTTTAGTAATTGCAACAAAACAAGAAGTAGCAAAAAACTTAGTAACTAAAGTAAGAGTAATGAATCATTATCTTCCAAGTTGGTTAAAACTAACAACAGTTGAAGATAACAAACTATCCTTACGATACTCAAATGGTTCTCAAATAAAAGCAACTTCAGCTGCTGGAGATGCAGGACGTTCTGAAGCACTATCCCTTTTAGTATTTGATGAAGCGGCATTTATTGATAAGATTGAAGAGATTTGGGTATCGGCTCAATCTACATTATCAACGGGTGGTAACGCAATTATTTTATCTACTCCAAATGGTGTAGGTAACTTCTTTCACAAAACTTGGGTAGGTTCTGAGGATGGTACAAATGGATTTAATAATATTAGATTACATTGGAGTGTACATCCTGAAAGAAATCAAGATTGGAGAGATGAACAAGAAACACTATTAGGACCAAAGGGAGCAGCACAAGAATGTGATTGTGATTTTGTATCTTCTGGTGATTCAGTAATTGACCCACAAGTTCTTCAATTTTACAAAGAAACTTATGTACAAGAACCTATTGAAAAGGGTGGGTTTGATGGAAACTTATGGAAATGGCAATTTCCTGATTATACAAAATCATACATAGTTGTAGCGGATGTTGCTAGAGGTGATTCATCGGATTATTCGGCAGCTCACGTTATTGATGTTGAGGCATCTGAACAAGTAGCTGAATATAGAGGTAAGTTAGATACCAAAGATTTTGGTAATTTCTTAGTATCTCTATCAACGGAATATAATAACGCATTATTGGTAATTGAAAACGCTAATATTGGTTGGGCAACAATTCAACAAGTTATTGATAGAAATTATCCTAACTTATATTATATGAGTAAGGATTTAAAATATGTGGATGTTGAACACCAACACTCAAATAGATATCGTTCTCAAGACAAGAGTATGGTAGCTGGATTCTCAACCACATCAAGAACTAGACCTTTGATTATTTCAAAGTTGGAAGAATATATTAGAGAGAAATCAATTATTATCCGTTCAGTTAGAACTATTGATGAATTATTCACATTTATATGGATGAATGGTAGGGCTGAAGCTATGAGAGGTTATAATGATGATTTAACAATGAGTTTAGCAATTTCTTTGTGGGTAAGAGATACTGCTTTGAGATTAAGACAGGAAGGTATTGATTTAACTAAACAGGCAATTAACAGTATTTCATCTTATACTTATAGTGGGGTATATGGTGGAAATGATAATGATGAAAACCCTTGGCAAATGCAAATCGGTGATGATACAGAAGATTTGAGTAAATGGTTATAAAATAAAAATTTTATATTTATATAGTATAGATTAATTATAAGAACTATTATGGAAAACTATTCAGAAGAACTTTACAAAGAATTTAAATCAGTTTTAGATGAAAACATCGAAGAATACGATGTAGAAAACTATTATGATTTAAAGGAGTTTGTTGACTTCCTAAAAACAATGAAGGAAGATATAAACGAAGCTGAATATCAAGGTAGAAAGGTAAAACTTAATAAACCTATGAGAGGTGATGTTAAGAAGTTTAAAGTGTATGTGAAAAATCCAAAGGGAAATGTTGTAAAGGTAAACTTCGGACATGGTGGAACATCAGCTAAAAAGGCAGGTGAGAAAACAATGCAGATTCAGAAAGATATTCCATCAAGAAGAAAAGCTTTTAGAGCTAGACATAATTGTGATACACCAGGACCAAGACACAAGGCTAGGTATTGGAGTTGTAAAGCATGGTAAATAAATAAAGGTTATAAAATAAAAAAACAAAATGGCAGAAGTACAAAACAATAGTTCATTCTTTCAGAGATTAACAAAACTCTTTTCCACTCAAGCAATCGTAAAGGTTGATAGAGATGGGAAACGAAAAGTAGTCGATGTAGATGATAGACAGCAGGGTGGTACTAACTTAATGAATTTAAGAGATAGGTACACCAAACTACAAAGGTCTTTTTACGGAGACCAGATGGCAGCTCAATCGATGGCATACCATCAAGTTCGTAGAGAACTATTCAGAGATTATGATGCTATGGATAATGACCCAATTATCTCATCAGCATTAGATATATATTCAGATGAATGTACACTTAAAAATGAATTCGGTGAAGTTGTACAAATCAAATCAAAAAATGAAAAGATAAAAGAAATCTTAGAAAATCTTTTCTATGATATTCTTAATATTGAGTTCAACCTTTGGTCTTGGACTCGTAATATGGTTAAGTATGGTGATTTCTTCTTAGTGCAGGAGATTCAACCAGGTGTTGGTATTATCAATGTAAAACCACTTCCAGTTTATGAAACTGAAAGATTGGAAAATACTGACCCTAACAATCCAAACTATGTAAAGTTTAAAGTTAATCACGACCCAAATGGTAAAGGTGAATATGAAAACTATGAAGTAGTACATTTTAGATTATTATCTGATACTAACTTCCTACCATATGGAAAAGCAATGATTGAGAATGGTAGAAGAATTTGGAAACAAGTTTCTTTGATGGAAGATGCTATGTTAATTCATAGAATTATGAGAGCACCAGATAAGAGAGTTTTCAAAATCGATATTGGTAATATTCCACCACAAGAAGTTGATAACTATATGCAAAGAATTATCAACAAAATGAAGAAAACTCCATTTGTTGACAAAAAGACTGGTGATTACAACTTAAAGTATAATATCCAAAACCTAACTGAAGATTTCTTCTTACCTGTTAGGGGTGGTGATAGTGGAACTGAAATTGATTCATTGGGTGGTTTAGAATATACTGCTATCGATGATATCGATTACTTAAAGAATAAAATGTTTGCAGCATTAAAAATTCCAAAAGCATATTTAGGATATGATGAGAATGTAAATGGTAAAGCAACTCTTGCAGCAGAAGATGTGAGATTCGCAAGAACAATTGAAAGAATTCAAAGAACTCTTATTTCAGAATTAACTAAGATTGCTGTAACACATTTAGCAGCTCAAGGTATTGAAGGAAAAGAAATGGTAGATTTTGAACTAAACTTAGTTAATCCATCTACTATTTATGAGCAAGAAAAAGTAAATTTATGGAGTGAGAAAGTTAGATTAGTTTCTGATATTCAAGGATTAAATATGGTATCTAAAGATTGGGCATACAAAAATATATTTAACTTTAGTGAAGATGAGGTTGATTTCCAAAAAACTCAACTTATTAATGATTTAAAAGATAGATTTAGATATCGTTCAATTGAAGATGAAGGTTCAGACCCAGCAATGGAAGCAGAACCTACTGATGTTGAAGATGAACTGGAGGAACTAAAAACTGAATTAAAGAACAAAGGTGGTAGACCAAAAGAGGGAAACACCTATGGTAAAGATAAACATCCCTATGGGAGAGACCCATTGGGTAAAAAAGAGAATCAAAAAGTACTAAAGAAAACAGAATCTAAGCAAAAAGTTGCTAAAGAATATGTTAATGGAGTTTCTGCAAAACGAAAGTTGATGAGTGAAAACGGAGACTTTTTAGATGACACAAATTTGATTGATGAATAAAATTTTAGGAAATCAAAATTAACTTATATTTATATACGATGTATTGTATCGTATATTGATATATTATTATAGGATAAAAACACAATGAAGAGGGTAAAACATTCAAAATTTAAGAATACTGGTATTCTATTTGAACTTTTAGTGAGACAAATCACCTTAGAAGTTCTTAATGGGGATACTACTGAGAAAGCTAAAAAAATCGTAAGTGAATTTTTTAGTCCAAAAACAGAGTTAAACAAAGAGTTAAGATTGTACGAACTTCTTATGAAAGAAAAGTACAAGTCTGAATCAAGAGCAGAAAAGTTCATTGATACAGTCAATGAAGCACATAATCGTATTGACCAGAAGCAACTTCAAAGAGAGAAGTATAATCTTATTAAAAAAATTAACGAATCATTCAATATGGATGAATTCCTTTCTTCACCTATCTCTAATTATCGTTTGATGGCATCTATCTATAAGATTTTTGAATCTAAAAAGATGGATAACTATGATATAAAAGATGTATTCAATTCAAAGATTACCCTCATTGAATCTATTACATCTAATCCAGCAACTAAGACTCAATCCAAAAAAGATAAATTAGTAGAATCTTATAAAAAACAAGAAAAGGATTTAAGATTACTTACTTATAAAATCTTAGTAGAAACTTTTAATAAAAAATATTCTAACTTAAATGAATCACAAAAATCTTTATTAAAAGAATATATTAATAACTTAACTAATACAACTGGATTCAAATCTTACATAACAAAAGAGATTCCAAATATTATAAAAGAATTAAAATCAATTCAATCAAAAATTAAAGATAAAGTAACTAAAATTAAGTTAGTAGAAACTATTTCGGTTTTATCTAATATTAAGATTGGTAAGAATGTTTCTGATAATCATGTTTCATCAATGATGATGTCATATGAACTAATAAAAGAATTGAAAGCTAAAATATGAGTTTAAAAAAGTTAGTTGAAGATTTACTTGCTGAAATAGAGCAAGAAGATGTAGATATTGATGAAGCTACCACCACTGGTGATATAGCTGGGTATAATACTCCTAATGCTTTTAAAGATACTGATGGTACTGATGAAGATGAAGAATCTGATGATGACTACATTAATCATATTATCAAGTCAACTGGTTATAGTAAAGTTAATGAAAATCGTTGGAATGAGCTTAGAAAATCTGAGGGAACTCCAAAGCAAAAAATTGGTTTAGGGATTAGAGGAATCAACAAACAACTTTCAGAAATGGAATCATTCCTAAGATGGTATGGTAAAATTAAACAAGAAAGTGGTTTAAAATCTGAGGACCAATGGAAACGAACTCAAAAACATCTTTTTAAAATAAGAGAAAGGTTGAATCGGATTTCAAAATCAATATCAGAACTATAAACAGGATTGGCAATTATGAATATTACCAGAGAAACTATCAAAGACACGCTCAGGCAGATTATGGCTGAAGAAACTGAGTATCAAACATTTTTCAAAAAAGCTTTAGAGAAAGCAGGGAAATCTATCCCATCAATGTCTGATGAAGAAAAGAAAGAGTTCTTCAATAAGATTGATGCAGCATGGAACGCTAAGGGTGAAAAGAAAAACGAAGGAAATGCATTTGGAGCTGCAGTAACTGCTGCAAAGGAAAAGGGTGAAGATGAATTTGAAGTTGGTGGTAAAACATATAAAGTAGAAGAATCACATGATTGTGGATGTGGATGTGGTGGTGTAACCGAAGGTGGTTGTCAAACAAATGTAAACGAAGAATTCAAATCAAAAGATTCTACCTTTGAAAAAGTATATGGTATCTTTGATAAAAGAGATTACTTCAATGCTAAAGGTTTGGCAAAAGTACAAATCGGAAACTTTGAAAGAGCATTACAAAAAAACGATAAAGGTGCACAACAAATCTTAGATAAGTTCAAAGGTGATATGGATAAGGCAAAAGATTACATTATCCAAGTTATCACAGATAGAAAAAAAGAAGATGCATTCAATCAATATAAAGCATTCAAAGCAGCAGTTGATTCAATCCAAAAAGGAAAACCTATATATGGAGCAGTTGACTTAGTAAAATCAAGAATTCATAATAACTCACAAAAATATACGATGGCTCTTTATAGTGCACTTCGTAATCAAAAATTTAATAAGTGGAAAGATATCCATGCTGATGTTGATTCTTTAATTGGAGAATCAATTACCGAAGGTAGAGCATTTGTTCAAGCTGCAAGAAAAGCAAAAGAAGAAGGTAAAACTGAATTTGAATTTAATGGTAAGACTTATCCTGTAACTCTTAAAGAAGCATACAAAGGAAATATGTCAGACTTCAAATATGAGTTTCCTAACACTTTTGAAGATGAAACTGGTAATAGTGTAAAAGCTATTAAGAAGTTATCTAAAAAAGGAAAAGGGTATGAAGTTAGAACTTCAACTTATATGAGTGAACCTGAAATGAAAAAGGTAGGCGATGCATTGGGATTAAAATTAGTCAACTACCAAAAATCAGGTAATGTTGCAGTTACGATGTACGAATCGTTAAACGAAAGAAGATTGGGTAAAGTAGAAATGTTGAAAGATGTTGAAGCTGGTAGAACTTCATCGGTTGAAGGAGTTAAAATTTCTAAAGATTTAGCTTTTGAAATGAGAATGTTCTTACAAAGACCTATGTTATCAAGAAGTAGAACTGGTATTGCTATTGATAATTCACAAATGAAAGAAGCAATCCCTATGTTAGCAAAAGTTGGAATTCACAAAAGATTATCATCTGGTGTGAAAAAAGAATTTGCTGAGTTATTAAAAAAATATAAATAAGGATAACCGATATGAAAAACCTATTAATAGAAACAAACTTATTTGAAGGAAAGGTGAACGAAGATTCATCAGGTAGAACTTTGGTTAAAGGTATCCTTCAACGTTCAGGTGCAGAAAACCAAAATGGTAGAGTGTACCCAAAAGAAGTATTAGAAAGAGAGATAAACAAATATCAAACTCTAATTAAAGAAAGAAGAGCATTAGGTGAATTAGACCATCCAGACTCTTCAGTTATCAACTTAAAGAATGTATCACATAATATTAAAGAGGTACATTGGGAAGGTAACGATGTTGTAGGTACAGTTGAAATCTTACCTACTCCTTCTGGAAATATATTAAAAGAATTATTAAGGGCTGGAATCCTTTTAGGTATCTCATCGAGAGGTATGGGTTCTACTCAACCAATGAAGGGTGATAAACTTTTAGTTGGTGAAGATTTTGAACTAATCGGTTGGGATTTTGTTTCCAACCCATCTACACATGGTGCATTTATGACTCCAATGAACGAATCAGTAGTTAAGAGTATTGGTACTGATGTTTGTGGAAACTTTTGTAAAGCACAAGATTTAATGAGAGAAATTATAACGGAAATAGGATAATGAGTAAAAAGAATTTTGACATATACGATTACGTTCACAACAACAAATTTACTTTGAAGGTTGAGAACAAAGGGGGTACTAAAGTAGCCAAAGGTTATAATGATATTAGAAAAACAAACATCAACGAAGTAAAAATCGTAGATGGCAAGTTTTCTTTATCAGAATCACTAAAAGCAAATGATAGACCTTTAGCAACTGAAGTTAAGAAACACTTCTTAGAAATCATTTCAACTTATAAAGGTTTCCAAGAGCAGATGAAAAGACAATCTGACATTGTTGAAACTGCAGAAACTTTAGGTGGTGTTGTTGAGGCTGCAAAAACATTAACTCTTTCTGAGGCTGGTGATTGGTTTGACAAAGTAACCATCAAAAGAAATATGAACGAGTTAGAAAAATTAGATAAATCATTTGATAAAGTTGCTGCTGAAGCAAGAGCTTTAGATGAAAGGTTACATTCATTATATGAAGATATGGGGCATATTTTAGGAAGATACTACGAAATCTCAGAGATTGACCCAGAAAGCATGAAACAAAGATTAGGTGAAAAATAATATTATGATTAAATTAACTAACTTACTAAAAGAAGCACAATTACAAAGAATTGAAGCTTCAAAAATTCAAAAAACATTAGAGCGTGTTTTAGGTACAAAGGTAAATTACGATATTAATAGTAATGATAACTATGAATTTTATATAAACAATGCTAAATTTATGATTGGTATTGGTGATGATTCTCCAAAATCTGAATACGCATTTTCGATTTATAATGATGGTGCTACAAAAATTTTAGCAAAAGGTAATGCTGATAGTGTGAATGATTTAATGAAACAAATTTTATCAGTAGCTAAAAAACACAAAAACTCATTACTTCAAACTGAATCAGTAAATGAAGAATCTTTCACTGCTATCAACAAAGATACTGGAAAGGTTTCTGTATTTAAATCTAAAGATAGTAGAGATGCTGCTGTAAAAGCTGGTACTCACGACAAAAAAGAGGATGATGGTGAAAAAGAACCTAAAGGTGGAAAACCTAATATGTTCTCCAAAGATGCTGGATACGATGCACCTGATTCTGAAAAGAAATCATCTACACCTAAATTAGATAAAGATGGTGATGGAGGAATGAGTTCAGATACAAGCCGTTCAGTAGAAGATTACTTAAATAAAGAATTAGGATTAGATGGAAGTGCAGATTTAAATAGTGGTGGTGCAATTGAATATAATATACCGGATTCAACGGATACTCTTCTTATTGGTGATGATGAAAAAGATGGAAAGCCATTTTCGGTAGGATTAGCTAATGAGGATGGATTTGACCCTGGTGATACTTATAAATCATT